ATGAAATATCACGTACCTCGCCAAAAGTAGCGATTATCTGATGTTTTAACGAATTATATTAGCATATTTGTAAATACTATTACGAAAATGCGCCATATCTCGTGTATTAACAAGGAGTTCGAACATGAATGACAAATGGAAATCACTTATTGAACTAGTAGTCAATGAGGAAGAAGATAAGGCTAAAGACCTTTTTCATGAGATCGCTGTTGATGAGTCTCGTAAAATTTACGAAAACTTAATCGACGAAGAAGATCTTGCTGATATCGATGAGGCTTCAGAAGAAGCAGTCGACGAAGCAGAAGAAGTGGAAGAAGCCGACGAAACAGTAGAAGAAGCAACTGACGAAACAGTAGAAGAAGCGACAGATGAAGTTGAAGAAAACTTCTCTCAAGACGAAACTGCTGATTTAGTTGCTGATATTAAAGCCGACGAAGTAGGCATGGGCGAAGACGACGCTGAAGGTGAAGAGCCTGAAGCAGATGCTGGCGACATGGCTGACGACATGGGCTTAGATGCAGGTGAAGAAAAAATGGATCCAGAAGACGCTGAGCGTATGGAAGATGAAATTTTAGACCTTCAAACTGCTATCGATGATTTAAGATCAGAATTTGAAAATATGACTGGCGATGAAGCACCAGCAGACGACATGGAAGCACCAGCAGACGACATGGAACCAGAAATGGACATGGAACCTGAGGAAGCAGTAGCGTTTGAAGGCGAAGAAGCGGCAGTTGAAGAAGCAAAAGACGAAGTTGAAGAAGAAGCAGAGCAAGTTGTAGAATATACACAAAAAGCACCTGCTCCAGCAACTTCTGAAGGCGGCGAAGGAAAATCAGGTCCAGTAGCAGGCAAAAACGATATGGGCGGCTCTGCCGGTAATATCGCTAAAGGCTCAGCAGAAGAAAAAGGTGCTAAAGCGGCATCTCCAAAAACTTCTGACGCTGGAAACCAAAACAAGCCAGGCGGAAAGCAATCATTGAAGCCAGCACCAAAGCCGGTAACCAAATAAGGACATAGGAAATGAAACCTTTACTACAAGAAAACTTAACGTTCGATCAAGCAAATCTAGTAATAGAATCTGCTAACGATGGCAAGGACTTGTACATGAAAGGAATTTGTATACAAGGTGGGGTAAAGAATGCTAACCAACGTGTATATCCTGTGAACGAAATTGCTTCGGCAGTAAAAACATTAAATGACCAAATTACAACGGGCAATAGTGTCCTTGGAGAAGTAGACCACCCAGAAGGGTTACAAGTTAACCTAGACAGGGTATGCCACATGGTAGAAAATATGTGGATGGACGGTCCAAACGGATTTGGTAAATTAAAGATTCTCCCAACACCAATGGGACTACTAGTGAAAACTATGGTGGACAATGGTGTAAAATTGGGAGTAAGCAGTCGCGGAAGCGGCAACGTCAATGAAGCCACCGGACAGGTGAGCGAATTCGAGATAGTTACGATAGATGTCGTAGCACAACCTTCTGCACCTAATGCCTACCCTACGGCGATATACGAAGGACTTTTGAACATGTCACATGGTCATAAAGTTTTAGAGATTGCCAAAGAAGCACAGCATGATAATAAGGTACAGAGGTATTTAAAGGATGAAGTATTAAAGCTCATCCAAGAACTAAAAGTTAGGAGTTGACCAATATGTTAGAAGTCATCAAACCATTGCTTGACAGCGATTTAGTAAATGAGGAAACAAGAGCACAAATTACTGAGGCTTGGGATGCCAAGTTATTAGAAATTCGTGAAGAAGTTACTCAGGATCTCCGCGAGGAGTTTGCTGGTCGTTACGAGCATGATAAACAAACTATGGTTGAGGCTCTCGATAAGATGGTTACGGAAAACCTAAGTGCTGAAATTGAGCAAGTAATTGCTGAAAAGAAAGCATTAGCAGAAGATCGTGTTAAATTAAACACAACAATGACTGAATCCGCTGAAAAGTTTAATAATTTCCTAGTTAAGAAATTAGCAGAAGAAATTAATGAACTAAGAAGCGACCGTAAGTCACAGTCTGCTACAATGGAAAAACTTGAAAAGTTTGTAATAGAAAACTTAGCATCTGAAATCACTGAATTCCACAAAGACAAGAAAGACGTTGTGGAAACTAAGGTGAGATTAGTTTCTGAGGCAAAAGATCAACTTGATACACTCAAGAAGAAATTTGTAGAAAAATCAAGCAAACTTGTCAAAGAAGCCGTAACTGGTACTTTGAGAGACGAACTAACTCAACTGAAAGAAGATATCAAACAGGCTCGTGAAAACAACTTTGGTCGCAAATTGTTTGAAACATTTGCCGCTGAATATTCTACTAGTTACTTGAACGAAAATCAAGTAATGAAAGAATTAGAAGCAGTAATTGTTAACAAAGACAAGCAATTAAAAGAAGCAACTGAGAAATCAGAAGCATCTGCTACAGAAGTTGAAGCTCAAAAGGCAAGAATTGAGCAAATTAACGAGGGTATCGCAAGAAAAGAAAAACTCAATGAATTAATGAAACCGTTAGCAAACAAGCAGGTTGAAGTAATGCAAAGTTTACTCGAAAGCGTCGCAACTGATAAGATACAATCAGCATACGACAAATATTTGCCAGCAGTACTAAAGGACGAGGCTCCAAAGAAAGAAGTTTTAGCGGAAAATCGTAGAGAAGTTACTGGAAATAAAACTAAACACAGCCAAACCGCTGACGAAGGCAACATAGTTCTTCTTCAGAAATTGGCTGGAATGTAATTAAAAGGGAGACATAAAAATGTCAGATACATTAATTGAAAGCCGTTGGGACGATACTAAATCGGCTCTTATGGAAGGTCTAGAAGGAAATTCTAAATCTACTATGAGTGTTGTTTTAGAGAACACCCGCTCATACTTAAAAGAGGCTGCAACTGCTGGCGCTACATCAGCCGGTAACGTTGCTACACTAAATCGTGTGATACTACCAGTAATCAGACGTGTTATGCCTACTGTTATCGCTAACGAAATCGTTGGTGTTCAACCTATGCAAGGTCCAGTAGGTCAAATTCATACACTAAGAGTCAGATATGCTGACACAACAACCGGTGGTGCTACAAACATCGCGGCTGGTGACGAAGCATTATCTCCGTTCAAGATTGCAGAATCTTACTCAGGTAACGACGCTAACCCAGGAGCAGGTGCTTCTACGGCTACGTTAGAAGGTGCCGCAGGTAAGAAATTGAACATTCAAATCTTAAAGCAACCAGTTGAAGCGAAAACTCGTAAATTATCAGCTCGTTGGACATTTGAATCAGCTCAAGATGCTCAATCTATGCACGGTATTGACGTTGAAGCAGAAATTATGGCCGCATTGGCACAAGAAATTACTGCTGAGATCGACCAAGAGGTTTTAACTTCTTTAAGATCACTAGCGGCTACTGAAGAAACTTACAACCAAGCGGCTGTAAGCGGTACTGCTACTTACGTTGGTGACGAACATGCGGCTCTGGCTGTATTGATCAACAGAACAGCAAATAAAATTGCTCAAAGAACTAGACGTGGTGCTGGTAACTGGGCTGTGGTTTCTCCACAAGCTCTTACAGTACTACAATCTGCTTCTACTTCAGCGTTCGCAAGAACAACTGAAGGAACTTTTGAAGCACCAACAAACAACAAGTTTGTAGGTACTTTGAATGGCGCTATGAAAATCTACGTAGACACTTATGCGGCTGATAACTCATCTGTATTAGTTGGTTACAAAGGTTCAAGCGAAGCGGACGCGGCTGCGTTCTATTGTCCATATGTTCCTCTAATGTCTTCAGGTGTTGTTTTAGACCCTGATACACTAGAGCCAGTAGTTGGTTTCATGACTAGATACGGTTATGTTGAATTAACTAACACAGCATCATCACTTGGTAATGCTGGTGACTACTTGGGCGAAATTGCTATGTCAAACATCTCGTTTGCTTAATAGTAACGAACTTTAG